ATGGGCGAATCTCAACTTTGCTGCCCTCCTCTTGTGCCCGTTAAAAAAGATCATCGTTCGCAACTGAAAGAAGTCACGTTCCGCTGCGGCCGGCACGGTTCATTCAAGGCCGAGCCGGCGCGGGTGGATGCGGATCCGGAGGATGCGGTGCATCCGTGGCACTATTTCGCGCCGTGCCCGGATTGCGATGCCGAATGCGGCCAAGCGCATTGGGAGCGCTCGTTGCTCAAGGCCTGGCAGAAAGCGACCGGGCCGACGTCCGACGAGGGCAAGGCGGCCAGCTCGGAGAATCTGATCGGGCATCCGACCAAGGAAGAAAGTCTGCGGACGCGCTTCAATGCGATGAAGCATGGCGCGTCGGCCAAGGTGGCAACGTATTTCCCTGCCAAGCCAGGCGGTTATGCCTTGTGCACGACGTGCGACGTCGATCGCTATTACTGTTCGCAGCAGCCGTGCTGCGTCAAGCAGACGCAGAATTTCATGCTGCACCACGCCGCTTTCGAGCAGCGCAAGCCGGGCATGCTGACCGGGATGTATGCGGACATGCAGGCGGCGATCTTCTCAATCCTGCAGCAGATCATCATGACGATCATTGCCGACGGCGTGAAATTGACGCGGCCGGAGTTCCATTTCGATGAAAACGGGCACTTGAGTCTGGCGACCTACACCGACGACCATGGCGAGAAGCAAACCATCATGGAAGTGTCCGCGCATCCGCTGCTGAAATCGATGTCGGAGCTGCTGACCAAGAACAATATGTCCCTGGCAGACATGGGGATGACCAACAAGGTGATCGAGGCCGAGGATATGCTGCCCGGCCAGCTCGGCAGCAAGACGATGCCGATGCTGAGCGACGACGAGTACAAGCGCCGCCAGCTGACCGCGCTGCAGGATCTGTCGGCCAAGGTGATGCGCTCGAATCAGCTGACCGCATCCGATCCGATCCTGGTCGAGTTCGGGCGGGAAAACGGCATTGCCGGCGACGTGATCGACGTCGAAGCACGCGAGCAATGAGCGGCGAGCGCGTCAGTGCCACCCAGCGCATCACCGTGGCCAGCAGGGCCGAGGTGGAAATCCTGCGTTACAAGGACGATCACGCGCTGTGGCACAAGCATGTGCATGGGGTCGATCTGGATCCGATGCAGGTGCTGAAGTGCATCGAAATGGACATGCACCCGAATACCATCGACGTGTCGTGCCGGCGTACCGGCAAGACCGCGGTGAAGGAAATGCATGCGCTCAAGCACAATGCCTGCAATCCGCACCAGGAGGTCGGCATCGTGGCGCCACGGCAGCAGCAGGCGCAGACCAATCTGACCTATCACGTCGATGCGATCCGGCGTTCTCCGATCCTGTCCGGCTACCTGGCGCACAAATCCGGACGGCAGCAGCTATCGGACACCAAATATCAGCTGTACAACGGCAGCAAGGGTATCGCCTACGGGATCATGAGCCAGATCGACGGTGACGGCCTGTCGTATGCGTCGCTGGAAGAGATGGACGATATGCCGGCCGAACGGCTGTACTCGAACTTCTTCCCGATGCTGGGCTCGGCCCGGAGGCTCGGCGTGGCAGCCGATGTTTCCTTCAAGCCGCAGATCCGCATCACCGGCGTGTTCAAGGGTGCCGACACGCTGCAGGGCTTCATCGATTCCAAGGTCTACCACCTGCTACCGATCGTCAATATGTACCTGGGCATCGAACTGGGCATCCTGAACGAGTCCTATTGCACCCAGAAGCGCACCGAGATGCCGGAAGGCGAGTTCATTCGCCAGTACCTGTGCAAGAACGTCGCGGCGCAGAATCACATCTGGGAAAAATACATCCGGCTGGCGCTGTCGGTCGGGATCCAGGCCAAGCTGGAAGCGGCCGGGCCGATGCCGGGCGTACGCTACAAAAAACGCGGACTGGTGTCGTTCGGCTACGATCACAGCGGCCACGGCGAAAGCATGACCGCGTCCAAGTCGGCGCTGGTAGTGTGCGAGCAGCTGGGCAACTTCACCGTATTCATCTACGTCAAGACCTGGCCGGCCGGTACCGACGACAACGTGATCCGGCGCGACCTGGTCGGGCTGTGGCGCTATTTCAGTCCGGATTATGCGATGGGCGATGCGTATGGCGTCGGCATGCTGACCTCGGTCAACGATGATCTGTACCGCGAAGGGCTGACGTACATCGACCGCCGCACCATCGGCGACGGCGACAGCAACGCATCGACCTGGCAGCAATGGGCTTTTGCTCCTATCCGTTTCGAGGGCATGACCAAGCACAGCATGGCATCGGCGCTGCGCGCTGCATTCCACAACAGGCAGGCGGCGATCCCGCCGTTTGATGAGGATATCGAGGCGCTGGAGGGCGATGTCGACCCGAACCCTCAATGGACTAACGAACACCGGGTCAGCGCCAGCAACACCGACGACTGGCGCATCTTCGTGCGGCAGATGGGGAATATGAAGGCGGTCCCGAATAAATCCGGTTCGTATTCGAGTTACAAGCAGGTCGATCCGAAGATCGGCGACGACTTGTTCGATGCCGCCTGCGCCGGGGTCTGGGCGCTGACCACGCGCGGCGCTGACCATGTGCCGACCATCATCAGCGGCCGCACCCAGAGCCGAGAACAATTACTAGGAGCCGTCCATGTCCGATGAGCGCCCATACCAGACGAATGCCACCGTGTCGGTCAGGCCGAAGCCTGTCGCCCCAGCAGCGGCTGCATCGAAGCCGCTGCCGCCGCTGAGCGAAGCCGAGCATGCACGCATCAAGCAGACCATCGCCATCGTTAAGGAAAAATGCCCGGAGCTGGTGCCGATGATCAAGGAACTGCACGCACTCGGCATGATCGACGGCTGGCGCTCTGTCACCATAACGAAAGTCAACGATGATACTCATTAGCAAACTGGCCGGAATGCTGCGCGCATTGCTGCCGAACGCGCCAGTGGCAAACAGTACCGAAACCGGCACCCGGCTCGGGCCGGAGAACCGCTACCGCTCGCTGTACCGGCAGTTCTATGTCGATCCGGAAGTCCGCAATGCGATCCTGGGCATCCGCGAGATGGACAAGCTCGACGGCCGGGTCAAGATGATCCACAGCCGGGTGGCGCGCGACATTATTAAAGGCGGACTGGTGATGCAGCTGGCCAAGCCGGACGAGGCGGTGTCGGAGGCATGGGAGGATTTCCGCCGGCGCTGCCAGCTGGACCGGCATGAAAAACTGAAATCCGATGCTCGCGGCCTGGTGATGGAGGGCAATCTGCCGCTGCAGATCATCGTCGATGATCGCAACAACGTCTGCAGCCTGGTGCGCATGCCGTCCGAGACCATCGTCCCGAACGTCAACGATAGCGGCCAGTTCAAGGATGTGAGCCGGGCCTACACCCAGCACGATCTGGTGACCGGCGAACCGGCATCCCATTTCGCGCTGTGGCAGCTGCACCTGGTGCGCTTCGATCCGGACAATTTCGACGACATGGGCGCGCTGGGCCGGCCTTTTCTGGATGCCAACCGCACTACCTGGCAGAAATTGCGCATGACCGAGGAGGATCTGGTAATCCGGCGCCGGGTGCGGGCGCCGCTGCGACTGTCGCACGTGCTGGAAGGGGCGACAGCTCCAGAACTGGAATCCTATGAAGCCAAGGTCATCAACAAGCAAAGCGAAATCACCACCGATTATTTTCTGAACAAGAAAGGTGCGGTCAATCCGATCCAGGGCGACAGCAACCTTGATCAGGTGGCCGATATCGCGCTGCTGCTGGATTGCTTCTTTTCCGGCTCACCGATGCCGAAAGGTTTGGCCGGGTACACCGATGGACTGAACCGTGACATTCTGGAAGACCTGAAGCGTGACTATTACGACGAAATCGACGTGCTGCAGGATACGCTGGCCTATGGCTACCAGCAGGCATTCCATATCGACCTGCTGCTGAAGGGCATCAACCCGCTCGATGCAGACTTTTCAATCTGCTATGCGGAACGCCGTACCGAGACCCCGAATCAGGCCGCCGACCGTGCGCTGAAGCTGCAGGCTCTGGGCCTGCCGCAGAACCTGATCTGGCAGGAGCTGGGATACGACCCGGCTTATATCAACGAGATGCTGGAGCATCAGGCCAATTCGGTGAATCCGTACCCGGATGACGACGTGAAGCCAGATCCGAAAGCGCCGCAGGTCAAGATCACCCCCGGCAACGGTCGCAAGGGCCAGTCCGCCACCAGCATCACGCACCGCTGATGGCCCTGACTCCGGAACAGCAGGCCGTGCTTGCCGCCTCAGCCAAGGGACGCGATGACATGCGTGAGCTCGATGCGCAGGCATTGGCCGAGCTGGAAAAACAGTACGACGACGCGGTGCAGGATATCCGGCAGATGATCGCCGCCGTGGCCGGTGCGGCCGGCATCGTCTCCACTACCGCCCTGCCCGCCCTGCTGCTGCAGATCCAGGCGCGGCTGGGCAAACTGGCCAACGCCCGGAATGCGGTGCTGATGCAGGGTATCGATCAGGCCGCCACCATCGGCGTCACGCCATTCATGCCGACCGTGAATGCTGCGCAACTGGACAGCATACGGGTCGAAGCGGCGCAGTTCGTGCGTGAATATGTTGGCCCCGATAAGCTGAAGCTGTCCGATCGGATCTGGCGCATCGATCGCCATGCAAACGAGATCGTCAGCCAGGCGGTCCAGAATGCAGTGGTGCGCGGAGAAGGCGCGGCGCAGGCGGCGCGCGATTTTCTGGCGCGGGGCATCCTGCCGCCGGCGGAGATCGACCTGGCCAAGGATGCCGCCACCGCAGGCAACATCGCCGGCTCGGTGGAAGAAGGCCTGATGACCGGGCGCGGCGCCCCGCTCGACAATGCCATGCGGGTGATGCGCACCGAGATCAACCGGGCCCATACCAAGGCCTACCAGAAAAGCGCTGCCGCCGATGACGATTCGATCGGCACCCAGTTCATGCTATCGCCGCGGCACCCGCGCGTCGACATTTGCGACATGCACGCCCGGGCAAATCTGTTCGGCCTCGGCGCCGGGGTCTATCCGCATGGGAAAAGCCCGCTTCCAGCACATCCGAATACCCTGAGTTTCGAGGTAATCGTGTACCGGAATGAGGTAACCGAAGCCGACAGGGCCGGACAGCAGACCGCCACCGAATTCCTGGAGACGGTTCCGAGCACAGACCGCGAGGGCATCCTGGGCGTGAACAAAAACGAGGCGTTCGAGGCTGGCAAGCTGCCCGCATCGCAGGTCAGAAGCCGCTGGCGCGACGTGCAAAAACGCATAGCCCGCCAGTCGTAACCACACAATCCCCCCCTGATTTTGTATTGTAAAAACCCTGAAACTGGCGTCTGAGTCAGTAAAGTTTATTGCGTGGCATCGGTTTTCCCCTCCGAGCCGTCTCCCTCGAAAACGGGGTGATGCCAGGCATTTTTATTCAGGGCGAACAATGAAAACATCATCACGTCACATCCTTTTGGATGCTGCGCAATCCGGATCAGTGCGATTCCTGTCCGGCCTCCATGTGATCCTGGAGGAAGGCAAGGCGTCTACCTGGGTGACGATCACCCGCACCGGCAAGTTTACCGATCCGCGCTACGGCGAATTCGAGATCAGCCGGCCCATGCTGCTGACGATGGTCGACAACTTCAATAAGCGGGTATTCGGCCAGGACGTGTTCATTGATGTTGCGCATCGCCCGAACGAGGGGGCGGCAGCCAAGGTGCTGAAGCTGTCGGTCGAGGGCGACCGGCTGCGGGCCTTGTGCGAGTGGACGCCGCTTGGCCTGGACGCGATCCAGAACAAGGGCTACCGCTACCTATCCATCGAATACCACGAACATTACAAGGATAACGAGACCGGCACCGATTTCGGCCCGGTCATGATGGGCGCGGGGTTGGTCGTGCGTCCCGCCATCAAGCGCCTGGATCCTATCGAGTTATCCGAAGCCGCCGGCGATCAGGGCATTCCCGTCCTGATCCATCCAGAACTCCAAACCAAATTACTGCAGGAGCTACACATCATGCACAAGAACGCACTCGAAAAACTGAAAGCCAAGCTGATCGCCAAAAAACTGGCGGCCGGCGTGGTCGATTCCCTGATGCTCGCCGCTGAAAAAGCGGTTGCCCACGTCGCCGACGAAGGCGCAGCAACGCTATTGCTGACTTCCTTTGAAGAGTCCGGCACCCAGCTAGCCGAGCAGATCGGCAGCCAGGAGGTAAAACTGTCGGTCGAAGTACCTACGATGAACATGGGCATGAATGCCGACCAGGTCAGGCAGCTGATGGCCGACGAAACCAAAAAAGCGGCGGATAGCGCAAAGGCTTTGACTGAGAAGCGCGACGGCAACGTCAAGCTGCTGTCCGACACCATCGGCGCTGTCGCCGCCTTCGATGCCGAGACCAAGAAAGTATTGACCGAAGCGGTGGCCGACCTGATCACCCCTGAAATGACACAGGAACAGGTCGTCAAACTGGCCCAGGTGCAGATCAACCAGGGCAATGAACTGGCTGTCGCGCGCCAGCTGTCCGCGCTCGGCTATGTGGCGCCGCGTGGCAGCGTGCATATCTCGATGCCGTTCGAGGATGTGAAGAAGCTGGAAGGCATGTACCGCGACCAGCTCAAGAAAACCTCCAGCTATGCCAACGGCGGTCTGAAGCTGGCTGAAAAGCTGTCGCCGCGCTCTGAAGCCTTCGTCAACATGGTGCTGGCCGAGTTCGACCGCCTCCATGCGCCGATGATCGCCAATGAAGTCAAGATGCTGTCCGGTGGCATGACCAATATCTCGGACACGAATCTGCCGGTCGGCTTCCGCCGCGAGGTGATCCGCGAGGCGCTGTCCGATCTGCGCATCCTGGAACTGGTGCAGGCATCGACCGACTTCAGCGCCACCGTGACCACCCAGATCCCGTACGAGCTGCGCGACATGTCGGCGGTGTATAACGACGGCATCGTGTACGAAGGCCAGCCGATCCATCGAGCCAGCATGGGCCAGTTCATGGATACCGCTTACATCCAGCCGATGAAGCTGGCGATGCTGGTGTCGAACGAGGTGATGCACTTCACCCAGGCCGCTGCAATCAACTGGGATGCGATGGGCCGTAACGTCGAAATGAACGCCCGCATCATGCGCGAGCTGATCTGCCGCCGCATCCTGAACGAGCTGCAGCGCTCGGCCGACTCCTACCAGGCCACCTCGGTCGGAGCCGAGAGCTTTACATCGCAGCTGGGTGCTGTCAGCCAGATCAAGACGGCATCGTTCCCGATTGTGCGTCCGTTTCAGCAGCGCGACCTGCAGGGCAACGCTGTCGGATCGCCGCAGAATCCGATTGTGGTCACGCTGAACACTGTTGTGATCACCCAGTGGGACGGCACCGGCAAGCAAGCGGCAGGCACCTACTGGAAGGCCAATTCCTACAATCTCGGCTATATCCAGTTCGTCACGCAAGCCGGCGTGCCGGTAGTGCCAGCCGCGACCGGCACCAACACGATCGCGTATTACACCCCGACCAACATCGTCAAGGTGGATTCGGACATCGCGGCCGGTTCGACGCTTGAAAAGCAGATGAACAAGGTGATCCAGGCGATCGGCAAGCGCAAGGCATTCATGGACGAACAGCGTTACGTCAAGCCGGATTATTTGCTGACCTCTCCTAGCCTGAACAATGCGATGTCGAACGCCGAGCAGTTCATGCAGCAGTACCAGCGCAGCGGCGCCAACACCGACAACGTCGGCGATCTGGGCCAGGTCAATGCCTTGCCGGCCTACAGCACCAACGCGCCAGGCGTGGACATGGGCGCTGAGCGCGTGCTGATCGGGCAGCGCGGCTTGCTGGGCTACGTGGTTGCCAAGCCTTTCGTTACCGGCCAGCCGTTCGAGGCGGTCGATTCCAGCGGCACGCCGATCGGCAAGAAACAGGCGTATGGCGAAGAGTACAGCGCAATCAAGGTGCCGACCCCGGTCGCCCAGCGCATGACCTCGGTGCTGGTGTACAGCGTAACCGGTCGCTAAACCACGGGATAACCCCAGCAGCAAGTGCTAAAGCCTGCCCTCATTGGAGGGCAGGCTTTGTGCCAAACAATCGACAGGAAGCCATCATGAAAACAGTTCCCTACACAAACACAGGTGAAAACACCGCCCATATCGGCGGCGTCACCATCCCTGCCGGCGAGACGCGCGACGTCGATCCGTCGCTGCTGCCTGGCTGGACGCCGGAAGGAGAGCGAAAGGAAGATTCGCCGCCAGACCCGATCGCCGAGTGGCTGAAAGGCAACGTCAAGGAAATCGGATCCGCACTGGAAAAACTCAGCGACGACGAGCTGCATTCCGCCATGTATCTGGAAGAAAACGGCCAGGCCCGCAAATCCCTGCTGGAATTGATGGCGGCCGAAAAACTACGCCGCGCGTCCAACCCGGCTGACGGTCAGTAAGCATGGCCAGTTCGATGTCCCGCCCCGATCTGGCGGCTGATCTGAGCGCATCCCTGCACGATGCGCTGGACGTGTTTGCCGATCCCGGCGACATGGATCGGCTGCTGGATGCGGCTGCGCTCGATTTCAGTCGCCATCGGGCCCGCACCCTGCTGGGCAGCATGACAGTCGAGGTCGGGCGCATGGATTACCCGGCGCCGGCCAATCTGTACCTGTTCAAGTCGTCGCTGTGGGGTATTGCGCCGGTAGCGCGGGCCAAACCGTGGGAACGGCAATGGCCGGGGCCGCTGCCGGATGTGCATGTGGCTGACGGCGTGTCCGGGCGCGAGCTGCACCTGACGCCGGCGCCGACCCAGCTGCAGCTGATGACGCTCGGCACCGAGTTCCGTTACTACTATTTCGGCCAGCATGTGATTGGCGACACCGCCGCCGATACCACGCTGGCGGCCGGCGACCGCTTCCTGTTGCTGCTGCGGGCCCAGGCCGAGGCAATGCGCGAGATGACGATGCGCAATATCAATAAACCGGTGACCATGCGCGACGGTTTGCATTCTTCCCCGCGCAACATGACGCCGGCCGCGTTGCATATCGTGATGATGCGCGAGTGGGAATCCAAGGTCGCGAGGCTGGGCATATGAGGATCCTGAATATCGTGGTCGATGCGGCCCAACTGGAAAAACGGGTGGCGCGGGCGGTGATAACGATGCCGAAAACGCTCGACCGCTTCGTGCAGCGCGGCGCAAATGAATTCGCCCGGGCCGAGAAGAAGGAAGCGCCGAAAGCCCTGACCAGCCTGACCAACAGTATCCAGGTACACAAGAACAGCATCGCCGACTGGAGCGTGGCGCCGGGCATGAAATACGCGGCCGCCGTCAACAATGGCGGCCGTCCGCACTGGGCCCCGCTGAATCCGTTGATGGACTGGTTGCGCGTAACCAAGCGCGTGACCGATCAGCAGCAGCTGCGGGTGCGCGCCAAGGGCTTGCAGCGCTTCATCGCCGCCAACGGCACCAAGGCCAACCCGTTTGTGCAGCGTACCCGCGACAAGATGGATGACCGCGTGGTCGCCCTGCTGCGCGAAGGCGTGCATACCGCGGCACAACAGGCATTCGAATAATGAATCCACAGACCCCAGAATCCAAGATACTGAGCTCCTTCAAGGCTGTACTGGCAGCGGCTTACCCGTTGCGCATCGTCACCCGCAGCCTGAAGGATTTTGCCGAACGCCTGCCGGCTGAGTTGAAAGCCGGCGTGTTCACGATCGTAACGGTCGGCCAGTCTGGCGCCGATGTCTTTGATCAGACGCTGATATTCAAGGTGGTCGGGCAGCTGCAATTGAATCGAAATGCCACAGGAGAAGACATCGAGGAGGCCGAACTGATCATGGCGCGCGAGATCAAGACCCTGATCCAGCGCCAACTGTACGGGCCCTTGATGCGGATCACCGACACTGATCATTCGGCCCAAATCGAAGCGCCGTATGGCTGGGTATCGGTCAAGGTCGAATGCGGCCCGTACGACGCCACCGAGCCGCTGACCACCGATGAAAATATCGGCCACCTGACCGACTTCCTGACGTTCCAAGCCGGCATCGATCTCGCCCAGCCGCACCAGAGTGCGGCTGAACATAGCAAGTGGGTCGCAGATATACCCGATTACACCACCAGCCAACCGGACGCGCAGATGCGCGTCGAGATCCCCAGGAGCACCCCATGACCGAACAGAAATACATCACCCCCAAGCCCGGCATGATCGTGCCGCTGCCGGACGGCAACGGCAATCTGCCTGTCGAAGGCAAGGTTGTTGCGCTCAACAGCTACTGGTATCAGCGCCAGTCGGATGGCGACGTGACGATCGAGGATGTGCCTGTGCCTGGAAACGCACAGCCTGAAGCGCCGATGAATGCGCCTATGTTTGCAGACGCACAGCCAGAAACATCAAAAACCAAGGGCAATTAGGCCCATCCACGCATCATCTAACAGAGAGGAACCGCCATGGCCGACAATGTCAGCTTTCGCGAAATCCCGGCCGACGTTCTTGTGCCGGGGCAATATATTGAAATCGACGGCTCGCGCGCCGATAGCGGCACGCCGCCGATCCCGCGCAAAATCATCATCATGGGCCAGAAGCTGGCTGCCGGCACCTCAGTGACCCTGGTGCCGACCGAAGTGCCGGTGGCGACGCCTGACCAGGTGGTGCAGCTGGGCGGGCGTGGATCGCTGCTGGCGCAGATGGCGGTTGAAGCATTCAAGGCGCATCCGTACGGGAAATTCACCGTGATTGCCGCCGACGACCTGGTGGCCGGCGTGGCGGCAACGGGTTCCATCCTGGCGGCTGGCCCTGCGACGGCATCGGGCACCATTGCGCTGTATATCGACGGCACACTGGTGCAGGTCGGTGTAACCAGCGGCGATACCGCAATCCAGATCGCGGCGAACATTGCGTCCCAGATCAACGCCAACCCGGACCTGCCATTATCGGTGCCGGTGGCGCCGACCACAGCCACGCTGGCGCTGGTGGCCAGGCACAAGGGCGAATGCGGCAACGATATCGATGTGCGCCACTCGTTCTACCTCGGGCAAAACCTGCCGTCCGGCGTGGCGCTGACCGTCACTCCAATGGCGGGCGGCACCGGCAACCCCGATGTCGGCCCGCTGCTGGCCGCCATCAAGGGCGATGACCGCATCGTGCTGATCAGCCCCTGGACTGACAGCTCCAACATTGTCAAGATCGAGGCCGACTTCGCCGACCGCTACGGCCCGATGAAACAGCAGGAATCGCATTGCTTCGCAGCCCTGTCCGGCACCTTCGCCACCCTGGTGACGTACGGCACCGGCCGCAACAGCCCGCATGTGTCGATCATCCCGCGCGAGGGCAATATGGTGGCGCCGTGGCGCATTGCGGCGTCGGTGGCCGGACTATGCGCATTGCGCGGATCCGGCGACCCGGCCCGTCCTTATTTCGGCATGGTGTTGCCGGGCATCCCGGCGCCGGCGGAAAGCGCCCGCTTCGACCAGCCGACCCGCAACAATCTGCTGAAGAACGGTATTTCCACCCTGCGTTATGACGCCGGCGGCAAGGCAATGATCGAGATGGTGGCCACCACCTACAAGACCAACAGTTTCGGCATACCGACCCGGGCTTACTTCAAGCTGCAGAGCAAATGGACCGCCGATTACTTCCGCTACGCGTGGAAAGTGCTGATCGCGACCCGCTACCCGGATTTCAAGCTGGCTGACGACGGCACCAACTTCGCGCCCGGCCAGCCGATCGTCACGCCGAGCGTGCTGAAGATCGAGACCATTGCGCTGGCGCGTACCCTGGAATACGCCGGCGTCATCGAAAACGTGGATGAGTTCAAGAAAACGCTGCTGATCCTGCGTTCAATCGCCAACCCGAATCAGGTCAACGCGGTGGCATCGCCAAACCTGGTCAATCAATTCGACGTGTTCGCCGCGGCGGTCAAGTTTATTAACTAAGTTCATTAATTAATGTGTACGACCATGTCGAGAACATCCTCGACATGGTCTGCCAGCAACAGCACAACATCAGGAGAGCACCATGTCTGCAGTACTCGCACGGCTGAAAATGACCTTTAACGGCCAGACCTACGCCACCGAAGAGCGCGCTACCGAAATCGATATCGGCGGCGCCGACAATGAGCCAGTAGTCGATGCCGCTGGCAATACCCACAGCGTCGAAAAACTCAACCCCGGCAAGTTCAAATGCAGCCTGCTGGCGATCGAGGGCTTCAAGCTGCGCCCGGTGCAGGCCATGCGCGGCGGCACCATAATTGCCGAGGGGAACAACGGGCAGTCCTACATGATGCGCAACGCGGTCTGCGAACAGGCGCGCGTAATCAGCGCCGGCGGCAAGATCTCGGCGACCTTCATCGGCGACGTGGAGGAAATGTAATCATGGCGGCAACTTATACCGGACAGTTCAAAAAAGGCATGAAGGTCGGCAAGGAAATCCACATGGATTTCGAGCTGCGCGAGATGACCACGGCCGACATGCTGGATGCCGAGATGGAGGTTCCGGCCAGCAAGGTGATGAACTTCTCTGCTGCGCTGGCCAGTCTGCAACTGGTGCGTGTCGGTACTTATGACGGCCCTTTCACGTTGAAGATGGTGCGGGCATTGGAACCGGATGACTTCAACGCGCTGCGCGACGGCTTGAGCGAGGTGGCCAGCCTGGGGGAAGAGTCATTGCCGAGCAAGGCGACCGATTAAGGTCGGTGCTTTTTCTCGGCAAGGAAACGGGCTGGAGCGAGGCCGACATTCTGGCCATGCCCCGCGCCCGATTCAATTTTTATATTGAACAACTGACCAAAGAAGACAATGAGTGAACATGGCTGAGAGAAAAGAAGATATTTCAGTTCGTATCAACGCCGACTATACGAAGGCGCTGGGCGATATTCAGCGGTTTACCGGGTTAGTTGATAAAGCCTTCGGTGCGTTACCGAAGGTAGTGCAAGACGCTTCCACCTCAGTGGACAAGCTGACCGAGCGCATTGGCAAAACCGATGCTGCCTTCGATGCGTTGCCGAAGGTAGTGCAGAACGTCGCAACCTCGGTCGAGAAACTGACCGAGCGCATCGAGAAGATGGGGCGCAACGATGGCGCCGACAAGTTGAAAAACAAGTTACGCCAGTCGAATCAGGAGGCGACGCTGCTGGCGAATACCTTCGACCGTCTGCAGACCAGCGGCAAAGCGATCGGCGCCGCCATGGCCGGCTGGCAGGCCGGCAAGGCGGTGCTGGCCCCTGTTGTGCATACCACGATGGATTACGGCATGCGGCTGGCCCAGGCGACCAACGTGTCGCTACTGGGCGGCAGCATCGATGAAAAAATCACGGGCATGGCCAAGCTCGATGCCGGCGTGATGAAGGCCACGCGCTACAGCGGCGGCAAGCGGGAAGAACTGCTGGAAGCCGCCGAATCACTGATTGCACGTAACTCGCTTGGCAACATGGACGACACGCTGAAGGTGCTGCCCTTCATCGGCATGATCGCCAAAGCCGGCAATGCTTCCGCCGTCGATGTGGGGCAAGCCACGTCTGGATTGGTTAAAAGCCTGGGCGTGCCGGTCGACGAGGTCCCCGCCGGGCTGGCGAAGATACTGTACGGCGGCGCGATCGGCGGCTCCGAGATCAAGCACATGGCGCATTATTTCCCGCAGCAGTCGGCGGCGGCAAAAAATGCCGGTATGTCGGGATCGTCGGCCGTGGCGAAGATGGTGGCGCTCAACGAACTGGCGGTCGATTATTCCGGCACACCGGACCAAGCCGGCATCAATACCACCGATTTCCTGAACTCGATGAACTCGGCGCATCTGGCCAACAACCTCAAGCGTTTCAGCTTCGACAAAAAGACGAATTCACTGGTCCAAAACAACGGCCAAAAGCGCACCGGCAAGAACTATCTCGATCTGGGGCACCTGCTGGCCTCGAATGCCGAAAAGGGCGTCGATGCGGTCGACACCATGATCCAGATCGTCGGCATGATCAGCAAAGGCGATCCGAAATATGTCGAGGCCGTCAAGAAGCGCGATGTCGCCAAGAAACGCCTTGATGATGCCAAAAAGCGCGGCGACACCGGTGCGCAGATGGCAGCGACAGAGGAACTGAGCGGCATTGCCGATAACGTTACCGCCATCCTGCTGGGGCGCGGCATCGGCAAGCTGTTCCATAACCAGCAAGAGCTGCGCGGCGGCATCGGCGTGCTGACCAATCCGGACGCTTACCATGACATGGTGAAGCAGATCAACAAGGACGGCACCATCAAGATGGCCGAGTCGGAGCATGAATTCATTGCGGCTCAGCCCGGCTACAAGGCACAGTTGGCAGAGGAAAACAAGGCGGATGCAGTTTATCGGAGCATGGAAGGCTTCAATGGTTGGCTCGGCAAATTAGCCGAAAAAACCAGCGCCCTGTATGAGAAATACCCGGCGCTTGCCGCTGCCATGGAAGGCGGCAAAGTTGGCGTCATGACCTTGGGCGCAAGTGCTGGCGTGGCGGCGGGTGTGATGGCTTTGTTGGGCAGGAACGCGACCCTTGCATCAATTGCGCTTGGCAAGGTTGGCGGAAACGCCGGTGTCGATGGTATCCCCGGTGTGCCGAAGGGCACTGGCGGCTTTGGCAAAACGTTTCTTCGTAATTTGAAAGGTACTGGGGCGATGGCTGCGGTGGGCGCTGGCTATGACGCCTATGACATTTACAGCAATGACAAACTGACCGCGCAGCAAAAGAAAATCGGCTATACCGGCGCTGTTGGTGGGGCCCTGGGCGGCGCCCTTGGCGGGGCAGTTGCCGGCGCGGCGATGGGCAGCGTTTTTCCGGTGGTTGGCACCGCGATTGGGGGCTTGATTGGTGGCGGGTTGGGATACTGGGGCGGACATGAGGCCGGAACGATGGCAGGCGCGGCGATGTTCGGCTCAAAGGACCCCGATCCGCAAAGGGTCGCGCAGGCATTGCAGCAATCGATCAAGTCGAACCCGATTGAGGCAAAATTGCAGCTGAAGATCGCGTTCGATGAAATGGGCAAGCCGGTTGTCTCGCAAACGAATCTATCCGGCACAAACTTCCGGCTCGATACCGGACCGATGATGACGCACTGATTCGTCCCCTGCCAACACAATCCCCCCCTGATTTTGTATTGACGCAAGCGGCAAACTCGGCATCACTTCATCGTGTGACCGAGATTTTCCTTGAGCTTCCGAGACGAACTGCAACCAGCCTCTTTCCGTGGCATCCAATTCGAGGTATCCAGCGCGGATACTTCGGTCGGACGACGCACGGTTGCACATGAATTTCCGCTCAAGGATCTGCCGTTTCCCGAAGATATGGGGCGCAAAGCATCCGAGTTCGCGGTAGATGGCTTCATCATCGGCGATGATTACCTGCCCAATATGAAGCGCCTGATCGCGGCGTTGACGGAGGCTGGCCCCGGAACACTGATCCACCCTTCCTTTGGCACCTTGCAGGTGTCGCTGTTACAGCCAGGGCGCTTGCGCGAGTCTTTCATCGAGCGGCGCGGCATGGTGTCGTTTTCGCTGGTGTTTGTCGAAGCTGGCGAGGATGTTCAGCCGTCCACCGCAGTCGATACCCAGCAAGCCGTGGATGATGCAGCCGATGCTGCCTACGGCCCGATGGAGGATGATTTCGCCTCCGAGTTTTCTGTCGCTGGCGCGCCGGCCTGGTCGGTACAGTCGTTTGTAGATGAAATCGGCCATATCAATGATGTGGTGACTGCAGTGCGGTCGGCAATGCGCTTTGACCTGTCAGCGCTGTCCCAGCTGGTGCGCGCCGGGTCAATGCTGAAAGCCAATGTACTGGGCTTGCTGGCGACGCCGAATGCCTTGTTTACCGAACTGTCGGTGCAGATCCGGGCACTGGTTGGCCAGTTTGATTTTTCCGCCTCCGGCACCGGTACCGGTAAATCAGCGATTTCGTTCGGCAACGCCAGCAAACCATCCAACCCGCTGCGCAGCCTGCTGCCGCTGGCGACGTACGGGCAAGCCGGCACGCCGTATGCCAGGCCGATCATCCCAACCAATACGCCGGTGCGCCGGCAGCAGGCAGCCAATCAGGCGGCGGTGTTTGCCCTGGTAGCCCGTTGTGCGGTGGTGGAGGCGGTTCGGTCGTCGATTTACCTGCCGTTCGCCAGCACCGACGAATCGGTGGCGGTGCGCGACACCCTGTACGAAGCGCTGGACGCGCTGATGCTGGATGCGCCGGATGCGGTGTATGCGGCGCTGCACGATTTACGTAGCGCAATGGTGCGCGACATTACCGCGCGCGGCGCGGATCTGGCGCAGCTTTCCAAAATGACCTTGCCGGCATCCGCACCGGCGCAGGTGCTTTCGTATCGGCTGTATGGTTCGGGCGCGTATGCCGCCGAGCTGGTCGAGCGCAACCAGGCTGCAGCCACCGTGCTGCATCCATTGTTCGTACCGGGCGGCTCGCCTTTGGAGGTGCGCCGTGTCGTCTAGCCCGGTGGTTTCCCTGAAAGTCGGCGGCCTGGTGTTTTCCGGGTGGAAGACGCTGCGCGCAGAAATCGGCATCGAGCAGTGCGCCGGCGCGTTCGAGCTGGGCGTGATGGACCGCTGGGCCGGGCAGTCGCAACCGTGGCAGATCCGTCCGGGCGATGCCTGCGAGCTGCAGATCAACGGCCAGACCGTCATCACAGGCTATACCGATGCGGTGCGGCCGTCGTTCGACAAGCAGGCGCATGGC